TACGAATGCGTTTATTTTTGGAATGAAAAATAATTAGTATATTTGCAATTATGAAAGCACTTCATATACTACTCATGCCGCCTATGGTGCAACGCCTTGGGGGTATTGATTTTGATATAATGGTGTTTTGTAATTGATTATGGCAGAAAATAAAGAAATAGGATTAACGGACAAGCAGGAGCGATTCTGTCAAGAATATCTTATTGATTTAAACGGAACTCAGGCAGCTATAAGAGCCGGATATAGTGAAAGCAGCGCAAAGGAAATAGCATCAGAAAACTTAACAAAACCTAACATTCAAGAACGTATAAAGGCTTTACAAGAACAAATAGCCTTAAGACTTGAAATATCACAGGATTGGGTTCTAAAGCGTTTTAAAGATATATCTGATAGGTGTATGACCGCCGAGCCTGTTATGGTAAGAAACGAAGATGGTATTTTTGTTGAAAGTGGCGAATATCAATTTGATTCATCCGGTGCAAATAAAGCAACGGAGGCAATTGCAAAACATTTAGGATTCTTTGAAAAGGATAATAAAAAAGAGGTTGTCACTAAGAGCGCCGACTTATCCGAAGATGATATTAAGAAGTTAGCAAAAGGACTTAATGAAAAGTACTAATGACAGCCGATTACATAAAGGAGTTAAAGGTTGCTAAATACAAATGCTTAACTGATACCCTATTCTTTACACGCTATTTCTTTAAAAAACGATTCAATAGAAAATTTGTTATTGGCGAACACCACCGAATTATTGCCGAAACCTTAGACAAGGTTATTAAAGGCGAATTAAAAAAAGTTATTTTCAATATTGCTCCACGCTATGGAAAAACCGAGATGTGTGTTAAGAATCTAATTTCAGAGGGTCTTGCAATAAACCCGGCTGCTAGGTTCATTCACTTATCTTATTCAGATGATTTAGCCTTAGATAATAGCGATGAGGTACGGGAGATTGTAAAAAGTGTTGAATATCAGGAAATGTTCCCTCATGTTAAAATTAAACCTAAATCAGACAGTAAGAAGAAATGGTACACCTCCGAAGACGGGGGCGTTTATGCTACAAGCGCAGCTGGTCAAGTAACTGGTTTTGGAGCAGGTCAAGTCGACAATGAAGACGAGGAAATAGATAGTTGGTTAGTAGGCAAAGACGGTCAACTATTTGGAGGTGCTTTAATTATTGATGACCCTATTAAACCCGAAGACGCTGATAGCGATAATATTCGTGAGCGCGTTAATCAAAGGTTTGACAGTACTATTCGTAACCGTGTAAACAGTCGTAATACACCTATTATTATCGTAATGCAAAGGCTGCATGAAAAGGATTTATGTGGATACTTAATAGACCAGGAGCCAGGAGAATGGCACGTTGTTAGCTTACCTTGCTTAAAAGAAGACGGCACCGCCTTATGGGAGTTTAAACACACGGTAGATGAATTAGAGAAAATAAAGGCTAATAACAAAATAGTTTTCGAGCGTCAATACCAACAAAGCCCAAAACCGTTAGAGGGGCTAATGTTTCCTGAAAATGAGTTAAGGTATTATAAACCTAGTGATTTACTTAAATTTGAAAGTAGTATTGGATATGCCGACATTGCAGATGAAGGTGAAGATAATTTATCCGCTCCAATAGGTAGGAATATTGGTAAAGATATTTACATTACTGATGTGACGTTTTGCCGTGAAAATACAGGATTTACTTTGCCTATGGTGGCAGATATGATTAAGCGAAATGATTGCAAGTTTATTCGTGTAGAAAGTAATGCTATGGGGGCTATGTTTAACCGTGAATTAACTAAACTAGTGCCTAATACTAAATGTTTGCCAGCTCATTCGAGTACCAATAAATTTACACGTATTTTAATGGATAGCGAGTTTATCAAACGTAATTGTGTCTTTATGCATCCTGATTACCAAAACACACAATACAAGGCGTTTATGAGGGAATTAATGAGCTATTTAAGTAATGGTAAATCTAAAAAAGACGATGCTCCTGATTCACTTAGCGGTTTAGCTATGTTTATTCGTGCGATGTTACCGAAATATTATTTATAGTTAGGAAACTGATTAACTAATATAGTATTAGCCGATTTAGTATCTAGTATACCAACACTTACTAATTGATTTAACGAAGCACTAACACTACTAAATGTTTGAGCATCCTTTAATTTATCCGCTTGCAAATACGGTAAATGTGAATAATCTAATACTAAACGATAACCCTCTTTTACACCGATGAATTTACCTAATGCCTGTGTAAAACCGTCGGCATAAACTACTACCGTATCATTGTGCGTTTGGATTAACCCGTTCTTTAAATTTTCATAAGTAGAGTTAACAAAAAGATTTTGATTCACTCCTAATACGTTTAGAATAGCTAAAAAGTTAGCATCTATTTGCTCCATTAACAACAAGTCACGTGTTGGGTAACTCATAGGCGACCACGTAACCGAACCGGTGGTAATGTGTATTTTCTTTTGATTATCCTCTATTCCGTTCTCAGCCCTGTAAGTAGCTTCTAATTCTTTCTTTTCCTCAGCAGTCATAGGTAAAGCACCCATAGCATCCTTAGATTGTGAGCTTAGCACACCAATACCACCCTTTTCTGTACTAATGCAGTTTAGGTATTGATATGCAGCTACTGTATTACTTAACGGGTATTTCATAGCCTTTAAAGGGCTGTAACCTATCAAATTGTCATCTAAATCACTAATTTTGCTCCACAATATTTGATTTGTTTCGAATGGTTTAATCGTTCCGTTCTCATTGTATTCAAATCCTTTAACAATACCGTCCATTGTAGTCTGGTCAAATAGTTTTCCGGTTAATTTAGGTTTGATATTTGCCGGGCTAACATTAATTAGGCTTTGCGGAGTAGTAGTGATTTTACTAGCAGAATTTTTGTAGATGAATTGGTTGCCATACACAATTAACTGCCTTAGATACTGATTTAAGAATGGATTTTGACCCTGTAAAACATTTGGATTTTCGAGCAATTTAGCAATGTCAGCAGGCATCACATCAAACTTGTCACTACCTATTTTCTGATATTTAAACACCCCATTACTAAACATGGCAGCTAACTTATCTACTGGTGTTCTTAGCTGTGGAATGGTATTATACAAATCATAAGGAACATCCGTATCAATATAAACCTCTCCTTTACTTATTTGGTAGTTTATTCTGTTATCAAAGTAGTGTTTACGTTGGTGCTTTTTATTAAACAGGCTAAAAAATCGTTCTATGAAATTAATATCTTGTTGCATTATTTACTTATTAGGTTTATATTATTTGCAATAATCGCAAAATTACACATTTTTTTAATATTTATTTGCATATATCACAAATGTATATTAATTTTACGCCAAGTTTTTGCGATAAATACGCAACACTTACATTAATGGCAAAGCAAAAAGTACTTACATCTGATGAAATAAAGGCTATAAAATTAGCTAAAGAAGCTCTAATTAAAGCTACTACAGAGGAGGGTGTGAAGAAATGATTAAGGCTATTGAATTTCCAAACAAAACATTTGCTGCTAAAGAAGATTTGTTTTTCGAGTTAAAGAAAAACGAAGATAAATTAATTGCTTTAAAAACATCCGAGGTTTACAAGTCGCACGAAAAGGGTCAATTCTCTTTTTTGAATTTAGATAAGTCGGAAGACATTACTAAGGGGATTCACGGAGCTAAAGCCAATTACATCTATCCTATCATATCAACTACTAATTACATGGATAGCCATAAGGACGTTCATTTTAATGGTAGTATGACAAAAACCGCTAAAGAACAAAACGGAAAAGTTCTTTACGCTTTAGACCATGAGTTGAAATTTGATTCAATCATTGCATGGCAAAAGGATGTAAATATGTTTGTTCGCCAAATAGACTGGTCTTTGGTTGGAAAAGATTTTACCGGTAAAACAGAGGCGTTAATTTTTGAGATTGCAAAAGATAAAATTAGTCGCAAAGATGTTTTAGCTGCAATTGAAAACAAAGTATCTGAGTTTCAAAACTCAATTCGCATGATTTATGTCAAAATGGTATTAGGCATGAATTCGCATGATAAAGAACATGCTAGCAATAAAGCGTATTACGATTTACGTATTAACGAGATAGCTAATAAAGAAGTAGCCGAAGAGCATGGTCATTTTTGGGGAGTTGAGGAATTAAAAATTTACAAAGAAGGTAGTTTAGTAGTGGCTGGTGGGTCTAACGATGCTACTAGCATATATAGCAAAGAAATTGAAGCCGATAATAACACTTCAAAACAAGAGCCGTCTGATGACACTCAAGATAAACAACAATTAATTAAAACAATAAAAAATTTTAAATTCATTTAATAATGACAAAAGAAGAACAAGATGCATTATTGCTTAAAGTAAAAGCAGATGTAAAAGAAGCTTTAGAAAGCGAAAATAAATCTTTAAAAGATAATGCCGAAGCTTTATCTAAAAAAGTAGCTGATTTAGAATTAGCTTTAAAAGATGCTAAGCCATCTGATTACGAAGCGTTAAAAGGCGAACACGTTTCTTTAATGGCAGAAGTAAAAGCATTAAAAGAAGTTGGTAGCACAACTGAAAAGGGTCACGCTACTTTACACGAAGCGTTAACGGCTGCATTTGCAGAGAAAGCAAACGAAATTTCAGCTATCGTAAAAGCAGGTGGTGTTCAATCGTCTTCTTTAAAAGTAGTTGTAAAAACAGTTGATGCTATGTCAGTAGCTTCTACGATTGCTGCCGGTTCTACTCAGGTATCAATTACCCAAAATACTGGTATCATTAGCCCAATTCGTAAACGTGAATTAACTTACTTAGCTCAGGTATCTGTTGGTAACATCGGAACAAACAGAGCTATGTGGATTGAAGAAACAGACGAAGAAGGCACGCCGGTAATGTTAGCTGAAGGAGCTGCTAAAACACAATTGGATGTTCAATACGTTGAGCAAACAATGGCTGTTAAGAAAATTGCCGTTTACGGTAAAGTAACTACCGAATTAATGGCGGACATTCCACAGTTGATTTCTTACATTCAAAACAACTTAATGCGTAGAATGGACATCGTTTTAGAAAGTCAATTATTCTCAGGAAACGGAGTAGGCGATAATTTAAAAGGATTAGAAACTTATGCAACTGCATTTTCAGCAGGAGCATTAGCTAACACTATTGCATTTGCAAATGAATTAGATGTAATTGAAGCGGTTGCTTTGCAAGTTAAAACAGCCTTTGGTATTCCAAATGCAATGTTTATCCATCCATCTACAATGGCAGCAATTAAATTAATCAAAGATAGTACAGGGCGTCCGGTTTGGAAAGACTATGTAACTATTGATGGTTCATTAAATGTGTCTGGCATGCGTTTAATTGAAACTACAGCTGTTACGGCAGGTAATTTTGTTGGTGGTGATTTATCGGTAGTTAACGTGTTAATGCGTTCTGAATTAGGTGTTACTATCGGTTTAGATGGTAATGACTTCACTCAAAACAAAAAAACAATGTTGTTAGAAAAACGTTTAGTACAATTCGTTTCAGGTAATGACACAGCTTTAATTGTTGACGGAGATTTCGCAACTGCAAAAGCTGCTTTATTATTAGTATAATTTTAATTAGCCCCTGCTTAATCGTGGGGGCTTAAATAAAACAATATGGCAAAGAAAAAAGATAACCCAAGTATTGAAAATCTAAATGAAGATTTAGTAAGTGTTTCTGAAATACCTTCAAACGAAAAAGTAACAATCATTTTACTAGCCTATAGTGGTCAAGTAAAAGAAGATAGTGAAAAAGTAGTAGGTGGCGAATTAGCAAACATTTTAATAAACAAAGGATTTGCAAAACTTAAAAAATAAAAAAAGCAAAATGAAAAAACTAATATCAATTTTATGTTTGTTGGCTGCGTTGAACGTAAGCTCTCAATCTGTTAGCACAATGGTTAAGAGTGCAACAACACTAACAAATGCAGCTACAGTTACAGCTACATTACAAACGAATGTAGTGTGCGAAAACATCACATTACAGGCAGTTGTAACTAAATCAACAGGTACGGTAGCGGGAACGGTAACGGTAGCTGGGTCGGTAGACGGGTCAAATTATGTGACGTTTGGAGATTCGTTATACTTAGCTAATGTAACCACTAATACGCACAATTGGGTATTAACTAACAACAATTACTTATATTACAAAATGTCATTTGTTGGAGCCGGAACCCAAGTAGCAGTTCCTACCGGGTATGTTTACTCAAGCGGATTAAGTAATAAGCATGTTGTAAGTAATATGTTAAGTCCTTATAGTGCCGTTAAAGATACTACTGATGATACCGGTACAAGTTACGTAACATTAGGTGTTACTAAATGGTACAATACTGTTACGATTCAAAGTGTTGTAACTAAGATAAGCGGTACGGTAGCAGGAACAGTAACATTACAAGGTTCTATTGATGGCACCAATTACACTACGGTAGATTCTAACTTTGCAAATGTTACAAGTTATGTGCCAACTAACGTCACAACTAATACCAAAATATTCGTTGTAACAGGTTCTCCGTACAGATATTACAGGTTAAGCTATACAGGTGCAGGAACAATGAGTGCATCGCATAGAGGTTATGTATTGCCGAATTTGAAGTAATTAATATTGCGTGTTAGAGAAGCGGTTCATCTCGTTTGGTTCATTCCCAAAAGGTCGGTAGTTCGAATCTGCCACACGCTACTAAAGAATAAAAAATGTCACTAATTGTACAAACAACTGATTTTACCGGTCGCTATGAGATAGCTCAAAACGCCTATAATACCAGTGCTTTACAATCGTTCATTGACACATACGAAGAAAAGTATTTGATTGACTTGTTAGGAGTTGATTTGTTTAATTTATTTAAAGCAAATGTAACTAATTACGTACCTACAAGCACTCCATATACAACTATATTCAATCCTATTCGACAAGACTGGAATGGTTGCATATTAGAAAGCTCCGGAATAAAGAATATGTTGTTAGGCTTCATCTACTTTGAATTTTGTAGAAGCAATTCAGTAAAGAATACAATAAGTGGATTTGCAACTAACAATGTTGAGAATAGTACAACTCCTGATTTTTCAAACTCACAAATTTACACGGTGTATAATTTGTCTATTAAAAATTACCGGGTAATACAACAATATATTTTAAATAATTCAGTTTCATTTACTTTGTTTAACGGGCAAATGAAGTCATACAATAGCGTTTTCGTTTAATGAAAAATAAACAAACATACGACCTTTTAAAGCCAATAGTAGACACTATTGATAAGGCTATTGTTTGCCAAACATTAACAGATAACGGTAACGGTACTTATACTTTCACTTGTAATAACACTAAATGGTTAACTAAAGGCTATTCGTTTACTATAATTACAGATGTTTACAAAGTAGTTAGCATCGTTCCGAATGTTAGCATAACAGTAAGCGGTAGTACGCTACCATTAGCTAAAACATTTGATATTTACTTACCGTACTTTATTCACGGTACTGTAATTGCCACTAATGCAGAGCTTCAAAATACAGCTAATAGCATTGATAAACTACCGTTTATATGGCTTAAGGAGGTTACAAAAGAAACTGTTAGTGTTGACGACCTTGATTCACTAGACCGAGTTTCTGAATGTGACTTATATTTTATGGTAGACTGCGATTTCAGTAATTGGAAAACTACTGACCATGATTTAAACGCTATACAACCAATGCGTAACTTGATTAATGAGTTTATTAAAGTAGTTAGAGAATCGGCAGGGATTGGGACGTTAGAACAGGATTATATAGTTACAAATCACGCACGTTGGGGAACATTTGTAACAGATAGTGGACACGTAAAACAAGTGTTTAATGACCATTTAAGCGGATGTAATTTAAAAATACAGATACCATTTTTAAAAGGGTCATGCGCAAACGACACTATACTGATTAATAAACCGGCTCCTAGCTACGTATTAGATAGTAACGGAGCAATATTAGCCATTTTGTATGCAAATGAAACTTATACAGTAAATTAAATTAATATAAACAACTAAAAAATAAATAGAATGTCAGCAACATGCACATGTACTTCAAAGTACGAAAACTCAGGTTATCCATCATGCTCAGGAGCTGTTATCGCAGCTTCAAGACGTTTGATTATGGTTCCGAAATACACAAACGCAGGTGTGTTAAATAAAATTACTATTCCAACCACATTAAATGCAGCGTATTTTAATGGAAAAATTAACAATGCAGACCGCTCACTACGTTGGTATCCATTGCCTAAACACGTTAACGCTGAAATAGCTAAAGAAGCAAGCGTTTACGAAACCTTTAACGATGGTTCTAAGAACTTCATACACGAAGGCGTTGCAAACTTTAAAGCATTGTACGCTGCGAAACAACCAAACTATTTAAACATTCTTAAATCAGGACGTTGTACTGAAATGGGTGTTTACATCATCGACAAAAACGGTGCGTTAATTGGTAACACTAATGGAGAATCAGGTGTTTTATATCCTTTGTGGATTAGCAAAAATACTACTGATGCTATCATGAAGTGGGCAACTGATAGCACAGGTTTAAACATTGAATTTATGTTTGAATTTGATGCAGACCAGTATGATGAAAACGTTCACAAAATTGACGCTTCGGATATGGTGTCTGTTAACTTGCTTAACGGATATGACGGGTTATATGATGCAGCCATTAGCTACACGTCAACTGGTCAAACATCAATGGTATTTGCATTAACATCTAAATACGGAGGGTCTGTAGCTACACCTGTTAAGATACAAGGTTTATTAGCTGCGGATTTTGCGTTAGCCAACTTAACCGATTCCGCTGCCGTAACCGTGTCTACTTGTGCTGAAAGCCCGGCAGGTACTTACACCTTAACGTACGCATCACAAACGGTAGCTGATGTTATTCGTGTAACTCCTACACTTACAGGTGTTGATTTTACTACTGTAATTGCAACAACTAGCGTAGTAGCTTAATTAAATTAATTTACAAACCAAAAAAAGCCTATCTATAAAATTAGGTAGGCTTTTTTTAAACACAAAAAAATAATGTCATTAATAACAGACACTGGTAAGTTTACCTCGAAATTAGATTTAGCAATGGGAACTGCTATTGCATCAGCAACAACACCTGATATTAACGCTGCTACTGGTAACACTATAGTGATTACTGGAACCACCACCATAACTGGCTTTTCGGCAGCAGACCAAGCAGGAATAGAACGTAAATTGATTTTTAACGATGCTGTTTTATTAACTAACAGCGCATCACTTGTATTATTTGGTTCAGCAAACATTACTACAGTTGCAGGTGACGTGGCAATATTCACAGCTACCACGACTAGCGTATGGACTATGACAGGCTTCTTTAGACCTACTGGTTATACAGGTGGGCAGTTTGATAGTGACGCTATTTTAAATGGGGCTATTACATCTGCTAAATTAGGGGACGGGGCTGTTATACCTAGTAAACTTCCGATAAAAGAAGTTGTTACACTAGCTGATGCAACTGCTACATTAACAGCCGCTAATTTAGTAACTCAAGGGATTTTAAAAATTACGCCCACAGCAGGAAGAAATTTAACAACGCCTACAGCAGCTCAAATAATAGCGCTATTAACCGGCTATCAATTAGGAACATCATTTGAATTTACGGTAGTAGTTGAAGCTGGGTATGATGTGCAAATACTAGCTGGCACTAATGTGACTTTAATAGGAAATATGGTAATGAACGATAGTTCCTCAACATTCTTAGTTACAGTTACAAGCCCTACAGCTGTTAGTTTAATTAAAATTTAATAATAAAAATATGGAAAATATAATTTCAGGTAAAATGTCTATTAACCCAATAGCGGTTAAAGACTTAAGTAAAGAAGAATTATACGCTATTTGCAAAGGTAACATAGCAGATGATTTTGAAGTTGTTTGGAATAAAGTTTGTAAAGCAAACGGTAACGATGCGAACCTTGGAAAGCCTAGCAAACAGGGTAAAAAGTCTTAATATTAATGATATGATTCATGAGCTTAGCGAAAATACTGAGTTCATGGATTATATTATTGAGCTTAACACTAAGAACCAGTTGTACGATAAGGGTGTAAACTCGCTAAACGTTAGTATTGGGGATTATTCGCCAAAGACTAAAGGTATTAAACAGGAACAGGGTCAACCATTTGACAGAGTTACATTAAACGATACGGGTGCATTTTACGAATCGTTCATTACTTACTTTAATGGAAAAGATATTGTGATAAGTGCCAACGTAATAAAAGATACGAGCGATTTAATTAGCGATTGGGGAAAAGAAATATTAGGATTAAACGAAGATAGTTTAACATTGTTACGCTTAAAAGCTAAATTGATACTAATACCTTACATAAAAAACATATTACTTACAAGATGAAATTTTACAAATCAATTGATGAATTACCAATATACAACTGGTTTAAATGTATCGACAAAAAAGAATACACATACGTTGTAAAGGTTGGTAATGCTAATGATGAAGAATGTAAGGAGCAATTTAGTAAGCTATACGAAGAGTATATAGATACGTTTGGAATAAGCCAACAATTACAAAGCGTAATTGAAAAGCAAAATGAAATACTTGTTTTAAAAATTGACAAAGTATTAACCGAGGATAGGACGTTACAATTTTTCATAGACATGAAGGAGTTGGAGCTTAAGGATTTAATGGACGTTAAGCAAACTGGCGTAAATAAAAGCAAGGTTTTAATTGAGAAATATTTAGGATTTAGATTGAACGAAAAAGAAGTTACGGTAAAAGAGTATTACGAATATTTAGAAGCACTTAAAGAAAATGGCAGACCAACCGATTAAATCCGAAGAGATTATAAGCCCCGATTTGTTTGTTGATGCTATCAAACAGGCTGATTTGTTTTTGGCTAAATCGGCTGAAATTGAAACACAATTAAAAGAAACATTAGCTGTATCAAAGGACTTCATTAATTCTATTAAGGTAGAAGGAGCGGAATCGCTAAAGAATCAGGCGAAAGCGACTAATGAAGCTACTAAGGCTTTAAAAGATTTAGAAGCCGTTCAGCAAGCTCAAATAAAAACTGAAATTGCTAAACAGAAATTAGAGATTGAAAGGCAGCGTGTATCTAGGGAGTTATCTAAAAGTGAACTTGAATATAATAAACAAATTCAAGCCGAAGCTGCCAAAACAGCTAAGGTACAAGCTGAAGCTGCTAAGGAATTAATCAGAACAAAAAAAGAGTGGGATAAATTACAAAAAGAAGAAATAAAAAAACAAGCTGAAATAAATTCTGTTTATGGGCAAACCGTAAAAAAACATTTAGAATTATCAAAAGCCGTAATGGAGCTTTCCGCTAGGGGGCGTGAAAATGGCGTTGTATTTAAAGCCGCTAAACAAGAACTGGATGCACTTAGATTGACTTTAGATAAAGCTGAGCAGGGAGCCGGACGTTTTCAAAGAAATGTAGGTAATTATGCCAGTGGTTTTAACGGATTAAATAATTCAGTAAATCAATTAACCCGTGAAATGCCAGCTTTTGTAAACTCAATGCAAACAGGGTTCATGGCAATATCAAATAACTTGCCGATATTCTTTGATGAACTAACTAAAATAAATGAAGCTAATGAAGAACTTATAGCTAATGGGCAACCTGTTAATAGCCTATTTAAACAGTTAAGTGACGCGGTATTATCAGTTGGTAGTGTATTAAGCATCGGCGTTACTTTATTAACCGTATTTGGCGGTAAAATAATAGAAACTGTAGCTTCTTTATTCGAACAGAAAAACTCCTTAGAAGATAACGTCGGGGCTTTAAAAGCCTATAATGATGCAATAAAAGAATCTAAGAAATTTCAAGCAGAATTACAAAAACAGATAGACGAAACGACAATCTCAATTTTAAATCAATCAGGTAAAATTTCTGATGTTCAAACAGGTGCTTTAAAAGCATTAGAGAAACAACTTGAAGACGAAAAGAAAGCGTTTGAAATGCGTAATGAACAAATAGGCAAGTATATTTCCGAATTACTTATAAATGGCGATAAAGAAGCTAAAATAAAAACAACAAACTCCGAAAAAGTAATAAGTATTGAGAATGAAAAAAACGGACAAATTGTAAGAATTAATAAAGAAACAGGAGAAATAGTAGGCGAGTATTCAGCGTTTTACAATAAAACATCATTTAGTACTACTGAAGAATTTGCTAAAAAACGAATTAATCAAATTAATCAGGAATATAAAATTACTCAAAATTTAATAAAAAATAATTATAATGCTCAAATAAAAGATGAGATAGAAAAGGAAAAAGAAAAAGAAAGGAAAAAGAAAAATAAAGCTGATAAAAAAATAAAAGAGTTAATTGACTTAACTGATAGAATAAGAAAATTAAATATTGAGGATGATAAGGATGAAAAACAAAGAGCTATTGAAATGGCTTTGTTTGAGGAAGAAACCGCTATTCGTGAAGTGAAAAAATTAAACGCTACACAAAAACAAAAACAGGAATTAATTATAGCGATTCAAAAAGACACGTTTAATAAGTTAGCGGATATTGAAGAAAAAAGTAATAAAGATAGGGATTCGGCAATTAAAGATGACTTCAAAAAAACTATTGAAGCTCGGCAAAAAATAGTAACTGATAATTCAGATTACGAACTCTTTTTGATAGAAGATAAATATAAAAAAGAAAAGGAAAAAGGCGAAAAAGCTAATAAAGACGAATTAAACAGGCTTCAAGATTTAATAATTGAACGTAAAAAATTAATTATTCAACAAAAAGCAGATGAAGAAAAAATAAATAAAAACGCAACAGAACAATTAGCGATTCAAAATAAAGCTAATATTGATAAGGATAAGTTGCGTAAAGAAGATACTGATAAAGCTAAGAAAGCACAGGACACACAGCTAAAGGATGCTATGGATTTTAGTAGTAAATTATTAGAAGCTGTTGCAAAAGCTGAACAAAGACTGTCCGATTTACGTGTGGCAGGATTTGAAAAACAAATTACAGACAGCGAAAAAAACATTGAAACTCAAAGGCGTTTAGCAGAACGTGGATTGCAAAATACATTAGTAGAAGAAGAAGCCCGTAAAGTTCAATTAGAACGTCAAAAAGAAGAAGAAAAAAGAGCGGAGGTTAAACGTCAAAAGGCATTAGCGTTCTTTAAATTATTTTCTCAATATGCGGAGCGTGACCCTAACACAGCATTAGCTAAGGCGTTAAGCGAAACGGTTATCGCTGAAGCTATTGCAGGTTCTTTTTATACAGGTACGGAAGGGAACAAAACGTTGGGAGATATGTTAGGTAGAACCGGAACTAAAGACGGGCATTTGATTATGGCAGATGATAACGAGCGTATATTTAATCCTAATGACACAGCTAAATTAGGCTCATTGACTAATAAGGAAGTGGCAGATTTAGCGTATAAAGCACAAACAGGTTTATTAGACACAGCTAAATACGGTGCTATACCAAACGGTTCATTTGCCGAAAATGCTAATAATTCAGCGTTATTAATGCAAACTATTCAACTAAACAAAAGGATGCAAGCAATAGAGCAAGCGATAATAGATAAGCCAGTTACAAATTTTGAGTTCAATCAATACGGCGATTTCATTAAAACACAAATTGAAAACGGCTTTACTAAGCGCACTACTTATAAACAGCCTAAACCACGCATATAAGCCATGGGAACTAATATTAACTTTAAGGTTAACAATATATCAAACGAAAACTTAAAGCCGTTAAACTGGCAGGAAACGGGTATTGAATTGAATTTTGATAGAGATATGGACGGCTCACAACAACAAGTGACGTTAACCGAGTTTGAATTTGTTCGCGATGGAGCGGATGCAATTAATCAATATGTAAAAGATGGTTTAACAAATGGCAATGGCGTGTTTGAGGGATTGCCTTTAGAGATAGAGGTTGAGCGTTTAGGTGTAACGGAAAAGCCGTTTAAAGGATATATTGACCTAACTCAAAGTAGTAATTTTAGCGATAATAGATGTAATGTTAAGTGTGTTGAAAGTAATAGAATTGACTGGCTTAACGATATGGCAGACGGTTTTACGTTTGAACACCTAATGAGTATTGGGATGTTAAGTAAAAACGATTACATTTATATGCCATACGTACTTAATACAGTACCTAACTACTTAACTACCGGTGTATCTATATTAGGCGTTCATGTAATTACGCAGCAAATAAAAAAAGACATTGACCACTTAGTAGAATTGTTTGCAGAATTAAGCGCATTAATTGACGTGTCGGCTGTTACTAAAATTATATTATCAATTACTTCGTTAGCAGTAGAGATAGTTGCACTAGTTAAGCTAATTAAAGATTTGTTTAACTCATTGATACAGCCGGTTAAATATCACGCCTGCATGCGTTTAAAAAAACAATTAGATGTAGCTGCCACTTATTTAGGAATGAGTTTTCATTGCCCGATTTTGGAAAGTAATCCATACAATGACACAGTTATTATTCCGCAAAAATATTATAACCCGTTAAACTCAAAGGATAAATCTCTATTTGGTTTTACTGCACGTAATATAACCCAGGAAGGTTTCTATAAAGGAACGTTTGGAGACCTTTTACGGGAGTGTAAGAAATTGTTTAACGGGAAAATACAGATAAGAAATAGTACTGAAATATGGCTAATTAGAGATGATGAAACCATAAATTCGCCACAATACACATTACCCGATTTATACAATCCTTATTTTTCACTTAATACCAATGAGTTTAGATCGAATACAGTTATATCTTTTCAAACGGATGCGACCGATAAGAACACTATACAAAATTACAAAGGTGTGTCGTATCAAGTGGTTGCACAACCTATACGCATGAGTGAGGTAAAAAACAGATTAATGAAGGGCTTAGATGATACCCGTATTAATTTCGCATTAGCTCACAGGAAAGAAACATTAACATTTCCTGAAGAGTTAATTTACGGGCTACTTAACACATTTGATACTATAGTTGGTACACTTGCTAAAATAATAAACAAGGTAATAGGCGTGTTAAACAAGGTAATTACAAAGCTTAACAACTTCATTAAAAAATTAAATGCAATTGGAATTAAAATTAATTTAACGATACCGCCTATCCCAACGATTACCATTCCAAAGATTTCAGGTTTAATTGAAAATAGAATAGGTATGCTAAATTTGGAATATGACTTATTCACTATTCCAAAAATATGTGTATTTCAAGAGGGTAAAACAGACAGGTTTAATAAATTGCATCCTCAAAATTACAACTATTATTCAGCCCGTGAATTGTATCAAAAATTTCATTTTGTAAAATCTTTCATACCATCTGCCACTAAACCAAACGGTAATCAATTTTATATTTATAATTACTCAAAAGTTCCATTTACTTTTGACGATTATCAAAAAGTAAAAGAAAATAATCGTATTTTTACAGCCGATGGGAAAGAAGCTATTATAGTAAATTTAAAATGGAATATTTTCAATCAACACGCTGAAATTAAGGTAATGGTAAACAAATTATACACCAACAATTTAATAGAAAATTACTATGAACCAAACGGACAATGATTTGAAAATGTTTTCAGATAATATTCTTAAAAATCTTAATGGCATGATGAGTATAGTTGAAAAAAAAATTGAAAGTGTGATTAATAATTCAACGCCTGAAGAAAAAGATAAGTTGGCAAAAGAGCTGTTAAATCAAGATTTAAAAGGAAAATTTAACGAGATAAAAAAATCAGTTAATGATTTATAGAACCAGTATATTATATAGAAATGCGCACGATGGTAGCACGGTAGATTGGCTATTGGCAAATGTTGGAGACGAAATACTTGTTGAACATTTTATAGATGTAAAAGAATTTGCAATAGGAAATACAGACACTCCAATAACATTAAATAACAGGGATGGTTTCTTACAAGCTGGGGTTTGTAGTGGAGTTGATTTTAGCAGGTTTGAAGTAGGAGACACGATTAATGTTTATGCTTATTCAACATCTACTAATTTTGGAAATTATACAATAGTTGAGAAAATAGATAGTACTACAATACGATTAAATATAGATGTAGCGGGGCTTACACCTCCTACAGATAACGAGACGTCAAATCAAATTGTCTTTAGTATAGTCAATCCAGTTACAACATTAAATTACAAATGGAATTTCATTGAGAATAATGAGGCGGTTAATTATATTTCAAAAGTAGATGGTAGCGAACAACTAGCTACTATTACAGGATTAGACGCAGCAGCTTTAGGTGCGGGTAAGCCAATGACTTTAATAGGCAGCAGTTGTTACCAGTTAGGGTATTGTTTAGTCGATGAATTAGGAATAACAAATTACCCGGTTTACACATCTTCTTTTAGAATAAAACAATCTACTAAAATTACTCCTATAATGTTGGAAGAACAGTGGAGTGATATTCTATCTAATATTAAACCTACATATTTCGCAAATTTAAACTGTCTAAAATCATGTTTCTATTACGAAGCTCGTTACTTATCAAGTGACCCAAATAGAATACAAACACTTGAAGTTGAAGAACAGCTAGGTAATTCAGGGTGGTTCAATGAGAATTTTAATACAGGCATCACAAAATATTCTATAAGCGCATTAGCTTACACTTTTAATGCTACATCCGTACCACGCCCTAAAATAGCAGCAGGATTAAATCAGTTTACGTTTGACATTGACAATACAACAACTTCGCCATTCGTAGCAGGTGCAACTAAATTAGTGATTAATTTTGCAAAAGCTCCAAATGATAAAACAGAGTACCAAAATAACGGTCGTGACCTTAGGCATAACTTTGTTTGGGATAGCTGCATATTAACAGCTCAAAATACGCCTACTCCTATTAATGGAGAACAATATGCCGACACCTACATTCGCTCATTAAAGAACGTTAAAGCAACTATGGTAAGTGCTTCAAAGGTGCGTATTAGTGGGGAATTTGACTTTCAGCCGGATGCCATATCTGTGTTTGAAGAAAGTGAGGTTCCGCGCTATATGTTTTTTATATCTGTTCAAAACTCTGCATTAACAGGGGCTTCAAGCGATAGAGTAACTTTAAGAATTGATTTTAACGATTTCTACTATCAAAATGAGTTTCCTAATTTAATAACATTTACTTCAAAATTAATAAGTCACAAATACAATAATTACAGTTTATCTGCAATTGATAGAGTGACTAAATTTAGTGAAGATGAGATGGTAGGGTTCTCAAATGTACGCGTAAATACAGACCCATTAGTCACATCATTTGAATTAACAAAATATACAGCTTACATAAAGGCATACAACACAGTTACAGGTGCTGAATTTATATTAGAAAGTAAACAATTAGATTTACCTGCAAGTCCTGTAATTAGCGGATACCAATACTTTAATTTAGCTGTAAACAAAGCAACTCACGTACCAACTACTGAAATAAGAAAACAAATTATTGCGCGTTCATTTCCACCAGACCCGTTTCGTTATGAATTAGCTTATCCGTTTTTGGTGCGTTGGGAATACTGGGTTTCAATTTTTAATCCAACTGCAATTTCAACTCAGGAATGGCGCACGTATTTTACAGGAGACTGGATATTACGTTTTACAAATGAATTAACAGCTAAGGTTAACGGGTCTCCTGCAACTTATAGTGATTCAATTAATTTTGAAGCGTACAGAGAAAATTTAGATAATCAACAAATAACCGCAAATATACAAACGTTTGACGCTGCTACGGGCGTTCAATTGATTTCAGGCAGTAACAAATATATTTTAGGATATGCAAACACACTTGTTAAAGCTACGTTTACAAGGCATATACCATGGACTAAGTATATAATAGTGATTGGAATAGAAGTGTTTGAAGAAGGTGGTATAAATGGAAAATACAGAATGTCAAGCGAGTGGGCTAGTGATAGCGATACTTATTTTTTACCGGTTTCTTCCATGAGCTCAAATAAAGTTAAATTAACTAACGTTAGTTCTATTTTGGTTACGGGAGAATGTTTGATTGATTTTACGAAAATAAGTTCTGTTTTAAAGCCTAAATGGAAATTATCCGCTAGGATTTATGATGATAGTGGGGTTTCAGGCGGTTCGTTAACTGATGGGTATGGCTACCTTAAAACTCAAAACGTTTCTTTAATAGCTACAAATCCTATAAATGTAGACACGCAGGTTGTGACGGCTAAACAGTTAAATTGTTGTTCAGATTTAGTTTGGAATGTACTAGCAGACACCACTACTACTAATGATTTAAAAAATGATAAAAATAGTTTTCTATTTTGGTTTAATAAAGATGTTATAAACACCGCCGTTTTAAAATTAGTAAAAAATAACGGCGACGAATATACGCTGACATCAAATACTAATTACGGAACACCTTATGATTATGGGTTTAAAACAAATACGTTAAGTGAAAAGTTAGTTGGTTACTTAGTTGACTGGAATAAAGTAATTAATACATTAGGCGAGGGAATGTATCATGTGAAATGTGACGCAAACACAGTATTTGGAGCTACAATTACTCAGTTAAGTGAATCGTACTGTTTAAAACAATACACACCTTACAGAGCCGAAAACACAGTAAGAATTGAGTTTTATAATACTGGAATAATCGGCAGTAACTTTGATGAAAAACAAAAAGATTTTTCAACATTAAACTGGTATAATCAACACCGTTTTGATGGGCATTTTATTTATAAAAATTCAGAAATAAAAGAAGATGATATTTTGTATTCAAATGGTCAAAGAAAATATGTAGAGTTAGAACAAGAGCCAGAGTTTACGCTTGATTTGAAACCTATACCTGCATTTAAACATGATGTTTTAAGGATGGAAATTATAATGGCAGACAGCATATTAGTAACTGATTACAATTCAAAAAACTTTGAAAATTATTATAAGAAAAAAGTAAGAATAAAAGGGAGCTATAACCCTAAACTTTACCCTTTGAAAAGTAAATTAGGAAGTGTATCTTTGTCGTTTATTCAGGAATTTAATAACTTGAAAAAATTTAGAAGTTAAACAAAATAAAAAACAAAACAATGGCAAGTAGTGAACACAGAGGGCTCCCTTGGGGGCAACAGTTTTTAATAGCAGACGATACTGCGAGAACAGGTTTAGAGTATTATTTATTAGTTATTCGTGAGGATAGCGTAATTAGTGTACTCTCAGACGCTACGAATACGTTAAACATGGTTACAGCTATGGGAATATCCGGGAAGACGTTAAAAGCTGGCGATAAATTATTTGCTAAAAAAGGTCATAAAATGACAAATATCACATTTACAAGTGGTTCAGCTTGGGCTTATAAAGAAGATATATAATGTTAGGTTTTGGATTTGATATTACTCCTGATTTAGGTTTTTTAAATCAAAGACCAGCCATAGCTTCAATAGGTACATTTGTATCTAATCCATTTGATTCAGATGACTGGACAACTGTGGGTAATCCATACGTAACATTTGCAAGTGACGGGATTACCTTTAATGGAGCTCCCGGTGGTTTATCGGACTACATTTACCTGAACAATTATACGGATTTAGCGATTAAACGTTTTGGGTTTACAGCCACGCTAAACGCAAATTCATTTTTAGAGTTTGGATTTTTAAGTAGAAGTGTTGGAGCATCTCCACGCGGATACTGTTATGAAGTTGCCAGTAATGGAAATAGCACATTGTATTCCGTTGGACTGGCAGGTACAGCACCAGTTGCATTTGGTGGTCCATTTGGCGCAACAACAAATCAGCCAACATCTCCGGGAGATGTAATTCAATGTTATATAGAGCAAAATAATCAGTTTATAACCATTGGAAAAAAAATAAATAATGGCTCTTGGTTTACACAAACATTTGATACAACTTTCTATAATATTAGCACAAACAATTTACCCAACATTTGCACTCCATTCTTAATGAATGTGAATTGCAACATGAAGTTTACTAATATTTATGTTAGTTCGACTGAAAATAAGAATGTTGAACGTTTATGTATTGGAGATTCAATAACACAGGGGGCGTATGCAGGTAGTTACGCGGGTATATTTGGTAATTTAATTTCCGCAAGTATTAATGCAGGTGGTGCTGAATTTACTCAGGATACTTTAAATAAAATGCCTGAGTTAATAATGATTAATCCTCGAAAAGCGTTTTTATTAATTGGATTAAATGATAGAGCTAATGGCGTGTCATCTGCTACATGGCAAGCTAATATAGTTAGTATAGTTAGTCAATTAGAAGCTGCTGGCATAACTGTTATTAAATTGTTGTATGCAGGATTCGGTTCATTTAGTATTGATGTGAACGCATTCATCACAGCTACTTATCCAACAAGTTACATTGACACTTGCACGCCTTTAGAAAGTTCATCAGGTGTTTTAAATGCAGCTTATGATAGCGGAGATAGTCACCCTAATGCAGCAGGTCATACACTTATTGCAAATACAATTTTAAACGACCCTTTATATTAATGACTAATTTCGAAAACAATAAATTTTCTTTGCAAACACTTATAATGTTTTGCGGTGGTGTAATAACCATGATAGGTTACTTGAATAATCGTTTTAATAAAGTAGACGAAAAATTCGAGTACTTTGAGAAAAAATATTTAATGGCAATTTCAGAGCAAGCGTTAATTAATCAGGCTATTGATTTTCGTATGAAAATGTTTGAAAAAAGAACGTCAAACAAAGAAAATAAAAACTATTATTACGACCCTAAACAGGCTGTATTGCCTAGTGGAGTACACTTAGAAGATGACAAATCGGAGGCTTAATTATTTGTTTAAAGATATGAAGGAATTAAAATTTACTCAAACACGTAACAGGTTCACAGAGTTAAGCGCCACAAGTGAGTTAACTTTATACAGTAAATTAGTTTGTTATATTTTAGAAGATAAAGACAGAGGGTTAACAAAATCAATGAGTGAAGTCGACACGGCTAAAATAAAAGTTAAAACAAAGACGGCTATCGGTTACGGGACTTATGAAATTGATTTAACGCTATCACAAAGGTTCGGTGTATGGCTTCCTATTTTAAATGGAGTTGTTGGGTTTAGTGGAATCCGCATTCATAAAGGAAATTCATCAGTAGACACAGAGGGCTGTTTATTACCGGGAATGTTTAGAAGCGTGGACAAGGTCACTAACTCAACAGATGCTTTTTATTTAGTGTTATTCCACATTCTAAATCACTTGACATTAAACACCGTATTAGCCGATGAATTGTGTGAGTTACACAAATTAGGAAAAACCAAATCAAAAGAGTTTGGCGAACTGTTTACAAAAAACAGAGTGGCAGGACAAAAAATATTTATAGAAATAATTAAATAAAAAAACCAGAAGGTAAACTTCTGGCTCGATTAAAAAAACTGTAGGAGGTTTTTTAGAAATAATAAAAGATATTATTATTGCAGCAAATATAAGTAAAAAATATGAAAAAAGAATTAAAACAAGCAAAAAAACAAAGATTAATAGCTTTAAAATTAGCGTTAAAAACTATTGATTGTTTTGCTATACCAAGTTTACCGCCTGATTTGTTTTGTAAATACGAAGATGTAAAAGAAAACTTAATTAAAAATTATTCAAAATGAAAATAAAAACTTCGAAAAAATTCAGAATAGATTTGTTAGACTTCTTAAAGTCTTTGATAATCGCAGGGTTATCAGGATGTGCCATGATAGCTCAACAATTAATTGATACTGATTCGTTAGATGAAGTTAACTGGAAAGCTGTTTTAATGGCATTTGTCGGCGGTTGTTTAAGCTACTTAATTAAAAACTTTTTTACACCAACTAGAACCATAATTAAAGATGAACAAATTTAAACATTACATCCCTTTCGTATTAGCGTCAATCATAACGCTACTTTTGTTTAACTCATGTGTTGTTACAGAAAAACAAAAACAGCGCTTCTTAGCCAACAACTGTGAGCGTAAAGATAGTTTAGTGACTATTACAGAGGAAATTTATAAGTACAAAGATACAACTGTTTACATCACTCAACAAGGCGAACCGATTTACTTGGTTAACCCCTGCGATTCTTTAGGAAACCTAAAAGATGTTGACGTGATTAAACGTAAAGCAGGTATTAAGAGTGGTGTTAAAAAAGTAGGTAACAGTTTAGTATTTACTTGCGAAACTGATAGCTTAAAAGCACGCATACAATGGCTCGAAAAAGAATTAAAAGCAAACACATTCTCGCATACAGAAAGTAAAATTGAAGTTAAATCACAGCGAAGTTTTTTGGATAGCGCCGCTCGGTGGTTTAGCTTGTTTACTATTGTTGCAATTAGTGCGGCTTTAATTATTCGTAGATTCGTTTAAATATATTTCAATCATTTCTTCAGCACTTACATTCGTATGTTTTTCTCCATTTTCACGAAACCACATAAAAAAATCAAATAGTAAAATTGGTTCTAGTATTTTAACGGCTGTTAGAAAACCGTATCGCCCGTGCTCGTTTGCTATATCTTCAAATATATCCTCGGCTTCCGGAAACAGCTCGAGTGATTTGTTTATTATGTCTAATTTATTCATTATCCTATTGTTGAATTTTCAATTGATTCGATTAAACATTGCACCAAATAATCATAATCAAATCTATCATTTGGAAATTTATCAATTATTTTGTCTGCTAGTTCTTCTGCTAGTTGTTTCATATTATTTATTTATTATTTTTTTAAAATCTTCAAACATTTCTTCTACGTATCTTTGGCATTCTTTAAAATCTGTAAAATTATCGTGCCCGCCATGTTGTTGGCTTGTGGTCGGAAATCCTAAACTAACTGTAAAAAAATCAACAACACCGGTTCTGCGGTTATCTAATTTATCATGTTCGCCATAAACATAGCCATTAACCCACCCAATGTATAAACCATTGTAGTAACAGATTCTTGACCATCTACCAATGTTATCGGTTTCATTGGTGTCTGAATACCTCGAAACCCAATTGAAGCCTTTAAAACCTGCTAACATATTTAGATTTATTTTGTGTTTCATATTTTAATGATTCAATTTGTTTTTTTAGTTTAAAAATATTATTGTGTAAAATTTCGTTTAGTTCGGCTTCATATCTGTACTTATCAAAGTAATTAATATTTATAACTTCTGCTTTTTCATTTGCAACTTTAGCTCTTTCGTTTATAATTTCAACCATTTTAGTAGCTGATATTTCGCCATTAGCCACATGAGCGTTAAGCCTTCTTAGCTCTGTTAATGTAATTATTTTTTTCATTTTTTCTGTGTTATTTCGAGGTTGTTTGCTTCAAAAAATTCATATAAATTATAGCACCTTGAGTTTTTCTTAAAATCTTCAATCCACTCCTCCGTTGTTTTCTCTTTAACTACCTCTGCCCAGTTGCCTAATGAGTTCATTAAGACACTTGAATTTGCATCTAAAAGAAGTCCGTATCGAAAAGCTAATGGATATTT